TTTAAACATGCTTCACCTCGATAGGCTTGATGGTATCGATCAGCAGTCGGCGGCGAGTATTTTCTGCAAAGTGGCGGCGTCCGGTTTCTTTGTGGTAAAACTCGTTTTTTCCGACGACCCACATCCGCTTTGTCTGGTGCAGTTTTTTTACCTGCGGACCGTCTCGGGTGATAACAATTCCTGTATGAGTTTTTATCACGCTCATTTCTTATTCTCCGGTGCTTTTGGCATTACTGCCCAGTGAGTGATATTGACGTTTTCAAGGTCCCCGACCTGAAATGTCCACTGCCATTCTCCGGTTTCTTTTTGTCCCCAGGTGTACCAGAGAGAACGCCAGCCAATCAGCCAGCCTTCTCCGTTAGCATCAAATAACAGAACACTTTCATTTGCTGGCGGCAGTTCAGCTGACACTGGCATTATTTTGTTTTCCAGTGCCGCACATTTAGCTTCAAGCGCATCGAATTTACGTACCAGGTACTCAGCATTTGTTTCGTTCACTTTCAGATCTCGCGGTACACATTTCCCGCGAAGAAACCCTTCCATTTCGAAAACATTCATGCGCATTTGCGTAACTCCGATAACTCGTTAAAACGTTCCATAAACATCCCGTAGGCATGGCCCGGTGCCAGTGGAATCACGTTGAACATCTCTGTTGCCGGGATGCCTTCCAGTACAGGCCAGAAAGAGCCATCATCAAGCCCGAGATCGCGGCGTTCGGTTGCCAGCATGATGAGATCGGCATATTTCACAGGCGTGCTCATAACCGGGGGTAACCCGTATTTCTCACGGATTACGGCATCTATTTTTTCTTCCATCCGTTTATAGTCAGGAAGAAGGCGTTTCAGTGGAGCGGGGATGTCCTGGCAATATGCTTCTGTTGCATCATGCATTAACGCTTCAAAAGCAAATTCCTGCGGTACCAGCTGGCTGCAAAGCACCGCATGCTGGGCGACGCTGTAGAAGTGTGAAAGATGTCCTGCAAAGCGACAGATATTTGAAATGGAAACTGCGATATCGTTAATCACGATGTCGTCTTTATTTATCTTGTCATAATAAAAATGCTTCCCGGAAAAAGTTTTAATAAATGACATTTCGGTCTCCACTTTATATGCGCTGCACCGCGCTGAATTCTGCTAAAAGGAAGTTCTCACCATCCGGTGATTATTGAGTTAATTACGTTTCCATAAATGCCCCCGCAGGGGCATTTGCAGTAATGAAATCAGGCGGTGAAAGTACCAATAAAGGTTTCTACTTTGCTGTCTTTGAATTTCTCAACAAGCAGATCACGAAATTCGTTAGCCATTTCTTCCTGCATCGCTTCCAGCTGAATAATGCGCAGAACCAGTACAGGACGATCGCCAGTGATAATGCTGAGGCGTAATTTAAACGGACGTTCTTTCAGACCTTCAAACGGAACGCATTTAAATTCAAATGCCACTGGCATAATGTCTTTGGTCTTCGCTTCGACAGACTCCATCAGGGAGCGTTTGCCGCTGAAGTCATTATCTTCAAAATCAGCGGTCTGGTTTGCTTCAATCGTGATTTTACGGACTGCCGCAGCCGCTTTTGTTGCCTGAATGGCGTCACCATTGGCATCAAAGCCCACAAGGTAGTCGGCCCAGTCTTCAATCCATTCTGCCAGTGATTTCTGGGAGTTACGCTCGCCGTTAACAGACAACAGGGCAGAGAACGGTGCTGTCTTTTTCAGTTTGAGAGTGGCGGTGTTATCTGCGTGACCTGGTTCATCAATAGTACCCAGGTTAAGCACACTGACGGCACGCATATTATCAGCATCGATAAAGCAGCGGGTGCCTTCATCTGCAAGATCTTTAGAATAACGGGTAAAGTCATCGATGCTGGCAGTGGAAAGCGCACCACGGAAACGGAAGCGATTTAAATTAAATTTTTCCAGATCATGAATGCGGAAATTCTCAGGCAATGCCACAGCATCGGCACCAATCTTACTGATAATTTCATTAACACCCTGAGCAGAAATAAGGGCATGGATTTGATTAATTGCGGTTGCGTCTAAGTTCTGAGACATAATAAGTCCTCACTATATTAAGATATTCAGTGATGAGATAAATAATCAGTTAATTAAGAACGATATTAATGACCTGCTGCGCGGAGTTTTCCGTCAGGCTCACCGGCAAGAGTCAGTAATTGTCCCTGGTCTTCCTGCAGAATAGTCAGGCGACCACCGCGATTGACATACATCGGCGTTTCGGTGGTGTCTTCTTCGGAAATTTTCCCGCGGTTAGTCGGGCGAACATATGAGAGTTTGTGTTTGATTTTCACACGGTTCTCATCAAACGGTTCGATTTCCAGATTGAGTGAGACCTTCCCTTTGGTTTTCGTGTTCATCACACCGGAAGCGACTTCACTGAGAACTGCGCCGATTTTGGTTTCAAATACGCCGCCGTCCAGCTCCCCGATAAATGCCTGCACATCAGTACTGCGTTCGCTAGCCATTTTGCTGCTCCTCATCATATCGACCCTGCAAGGTCGGTTGGTTTCTCCACAAAACAGAGAAGAACACCTGCGGTGACTGCCGCCCGGATGGATTGGGTTATGAGCCCGTCGTCCGGTGATGCTCTTCTCTGTTTTGTAAAAAGAGCGGTACCAGCCGGAAGCAAGTGTACAAACTGGTACCGCCAAAGCAGTGGCTGTTGTGGTGGGGTTGTCACTCAGGCGTATGGTCAACCTGACAATCCGGTGTCCTCAACGGGGAAAGAGTAACCCCGCCATACTTACCGCCGCGCCATTTCGCGGGTTACCACAACGCTGAGAGCACTTAGCCAGTTACGGCACCACACTTTGTCGCGGTTCCATAAATGCCCTCATCGTTGCCCCCTGGTCTCTTCCCAGGCGTCAAACCGAATCGCCACGCTGGTTAGGCGTCTTATCAGCATCCTCATTGACTTGCACATTCCGGCTACCTGGTTTGTTTGCCCGAGCAAGGAGTGGATTGTCCCCTTTAACGTCCCCAGACCGCTAACGACGCATGTGCCATACGCCGTGTTACAACCAAATTTTGTTAGTACCTTGTTTGTAGGTCTGGAAAGAAAGATAAAATGAAGTTGCGCATTATGCAAGTGTTTTTATTGCGAGATATGCAATTTGGTGGGTAATGAAAAGCCACCTTCTGGTGGCTAATTGATGTTGAGGTAGGGGGTTAATTGTGTCGCTTAAGGGTTTGTGACTGACTGATTAAGACCTTTCCAAAGACCATAAACCGGTGTTCGTTTTCGCTGGTAATTCCCCATTCGCGGTAAATCTGATTATCAGAAATTACCAGCAGTTTATCAGGTATCATTTGCAGTCGTTTGACGTAAATTTTATCATCAAAACCAAATACATATATACCATCCCCATCAAACTGATTGATACTGATATCAACGAAGATGAGATCTCCTGGCTCAATGGTTGGACACATACTGTCCCCACGAACGTTGATAACTTTAATGTGATTTGCTGGTCGTCCACCAAACATCGATACAGCATTATCAGTTCTGTATTCAATGGCATGAATCACATCAATGACATCACCGCCCTGGATAAGGCCATTTCCCGCACTGGCACTGACATCCAGCATTTCAATACGGAATACATCCTTCACCTGCGCAACATCCTCACTAATACTGTTTTTACATACAGTATTACTTTTGAGGTCTGAGGTAAAGAGATCAGCAATATCAACACCTAAGCTCCTGGCAATATTACTCAGGGCTTGTTCAGTGAATTGTTTCTGCTTACCTGTTTCGAGGCGCGAGATATTCGCCGCATCCACTCCTATTGCTTCAGCGAGATCGGCGATTTTCATGTTCTTCGCCTGGCGAAGTTGTCTGACTCGATTTCCTATGTTCATGCGTTTATTACATTTCTTTATTGCGCGTTAAGCAAATCAACTTGCGCAAAATATTTGCGTGAAATAATATGCTCATCACGCAATATGTGGAGGTTATATGCAATCACCATTACGGAATGTGCGTAAGGCGCACGGATTTACTTTGCAGCATGTTGCTGCGGGCGTTCAGGTCAATCCAGCGACGCTGAGTCGTATTGAAAGACTGGAACAAATTCCATCTATCGATCTTGCAGAACGTCTGGCCAATTTTTTTAAGGGTGAAATCAGCGAAATGCAGATTCTTTATCCGGCACGTTTTCAATCTAGCCAAAACCAGAATGGGTTTAAACCACAGGAACAGGAGGTAAGCCGTGGGTAAGCATCATTGGAAAGTGGAAAAACAACCTGAGTGGTACGTGAAAGCTGTCAGAAAAACTATCGCGGCATTGCCTGGGGGTTACGCTGAAGCTGCTAACTGGCTGGATGTAACAGAGAACGCTTTATTCAACCGCCTTCGTGCAGATGGCGATCAGATTTTCCCGCTGGGATGGGCAATGGTTTTACAGCGCGCGGCTGGCACTCACTACATTGCGGATGCTGTCGCACAGTCTGCTGGTGGGGTGTTCGTATCGCTTCCTGAAATTGAGGAAGTAGAGAACGCCGATATAAACCAGCGCCTGCTGGAAGTCATCGAACAGATCGGGAATTACTCAAAGCAGATTCGTTCGGCAATCGAAGATGGGGTCGTGGAGCCACACGAGCAGACAGCAATTAATGATGAGTTGTATCTGTCAATTTCGAAGCTCCAGGAGCATGCAGCACTGGTCTACAAAATCTTCTGCGCTCCAGAAAAGAGTGACGCCCGCGAGTGTGCAGCTCCGGGCGTCGTGGCGTTTTGTGTCTGTGGAGAAACTAACGCATGAACAGTTTAACGGCAAATAACCGTTTGTCGCAACAGCTGGTGGTCAGTGTCGCTGAACACCTGTTGTTACGGCATGAATGCAGATTACCAGATCACCTGGCTGTAAGTAACCACAGAGAACTTTACCTGACTGTGGGGGGCGAGTTGTGCAGGAACTTAACCGCTGGTTTCGTGACGGAAGAGGGCTTTATGTCCATGTTATTCGTTGGGAGCCAGAAACACAGCGCGTTATCTATCTTCGCAAAGACTACCCGCATGAGTGCTTTAGTCCTTTGTGGAAATTCAGGCGTGATTTTGTTGAGTGTGAAGGACCACCAGCACATTGATTCTGCCATTCCGGGACGTTACACTGTTCAGGCACCTTATAAAGCGGGTGCCGGGATTGGCGTCCTGGAAATGTTATCGGCGATATATGACGCGCCAGCGTCTTTTTTATCGTCTGCGTCTGTGCACACCCAAATTATGGTGGGCTGGACGGGGGCACCGAAAGGTGCGCCGGTTTCCGATAACGCCGGTTACGCCAACCCCGTTCAGTTCACCACCAGCGAAATTGGCGTTTCCGGTGGTGAAGGTAATTCACTGTTATCGGAGGCTGCCATCATGGCTACGATCCCAACCCTCACTCAACCTGAAATTGCCATCGTTGATGGTCAGGCTGTTACTTCATCCCTGGCTGTTGCCAACTTCTTCTCCAAACGTCATGACGATGTACTGAAAAAGATCCGCACGCTTGAATGCTCAGCATCATTCACTGCCCGCAATTTTTCGGTGAGTGATTACACTGATTGCACAGGTCGCAAACTTCCTTGCTACCAAATAACCCGCGACGGCTTCGCGTTTCTTGCTATGGGTTTCATGGGTAAACGTGCTGCCCAGTTCAAAGAGGCATACATCAATGCCTTTAACCAGATGGAGAAACAGCTTTCAAATCCCTCTGTACTGAGCGACGTTGCACATAACGCCAGCGTTCTCTATTCCTACATTTCATCAATTCATCAGGTCTGGCTGCAGCAGCTTTATCCTATGTTGGCAAAAGCCGAATCTCCGCTGGCTGTTAGCTTGTATGACTATATTAATGATGCTTCGGCACTGGCCTGCCTCATAAATTTGTCGCTGAACCCTTCAGAGGTAAGGGGGCGCAAATGATCCGGAATATTTTCAAACGGTTTACCAATCAGACTTTCCGTTGTCCTCGTCCGGGTCAGTGGTACACCACACCTGCAGGGCATGTTCTACGTGTTAGCCTGGTTGACCGTGAATGTCAGAAGGTGATTTGTGAACCGCTGGGCCGTAGTTACCGCGTCAGTATGCCGCTTATAGCGTTTCGCTCCGGAAAAAACATGAAGCATCTCGGAGGTGCAGCATGAGTATGGAGCTGATGGTTAAAGCGATGAAAATTCGAGTGGGTAATCCATTGCGAAAACTGGTTCTGATCAAGCTGGCTGATAATGCCAGCGATCAGGGCGAGTGCTGGCCCAGCTATCAGCATATCGCTGATCAGTGCGAGATTAGCAAACGTTCTGTGATGAATCATATTGCGGCCCTCTGTGAGTCCGGGCTGGTAAAAAAAGTCACCCGGAAAGGTGAAAAAGGTAACTCAAGTAATATCTATCTTCTTCATCTTGATGGTGCAGGAGATTCACTAGGGGGTAGTGCAAATAATTCACTATCTGGTGCAACAAATTCACCAGGTAGTGCAGGAGTTGCACCAGGGGGTAGTGCAGGAGATTCACCCAGAACCAGTCACTCTTTTGAACCAGTCAAAGAACCAGTCAATGAACCAATAGCTGTTGGTGCATCTGCTGATGAGTCTGTGCGAGTTCGTTCAAACCGACCGGAATACTCTCCGGAGTTTGAGCAGGCATGGCTGGCATATCCCAAACGTGCTGGTGGCAATTCAAAATCTGCAGCCTTCAAAGCCTGGAAAGCCCGTTTGAATGAGGGGGTAAACCCCGAAACCATGCTGGAAGGTGTGAAACGCTATGCGGGCTGGGTATCTGCGATGGGTAACAGCGGCACACAATTTGTGAAACAGGCTGTCACGTTCTTTGGTCCGGATCGTCATTTCGAAGAATCCTGGGAAGTTCCTGCGGTATCTGCAGCCAGACGTGAGGACCCGTACTTCAAAGCCAGTTACGACAACGTGGACTACAGCCAGATCCCGGCAGGATTCAGGGGGTGATCATGAGTCTTTTGAATGAAGTTCAGAAATTCATTGAAGCCCATCCGGGGTGTACTTCCGGAGATATTGCGGATGCTTTTGCAGGTTACTCACGGCAGCGCGTTCTGCAGTCAGCAAGCAAGTTACGTCAGAGTGGGCGTGTGGCTCACCGTTGTGAAGGAGATACACGCAGACATTTCCCACGCCTGACTGAGAGAGCGCAGGAGCCGGAACCACAACCAGTTCGTGAAACCAGACCTGTGCGCAATTTCTATGTCGGCACTAACGACCCGCGGGTGATTTTGTGCCTGACCCGCCAGGCGGAAGAACTGGAGTCCAGGGGCTTATACCGTCGTGCTGCAACGGTGTGGATGGCGGCATTCCGTGAAAGCCACTCCCAGCCAGAACGAAATAATTTTCTGGCGCGTCGTGAACGGTGTTTACGGAAAAGCAATAAGCGGGCTGCATCAGGTGAAGAGTGGTATCTGTCAGGGAATTACGTGGGGGCTTAATGAGTAATAAATATTGCCAGGCGCTGGTGGAACTGCGGAACAAACCAGCCCATGAACTGAAGGAAGTGGGCGATCAGTGGCGCACGCCGGATAACATTTTCTGGGGAATTAACACCCTGTTTGGTCCGTTTGTTCTGGATCTGTTCACTGACGGTGATAACGCCAAATGTGCCGCGTATTACACGGCGGAAGACAACGCGCTGGCACATGACTGGTCAGAACGTCTTGCGGAGCTTAAAGGTGCTGCCTTTGGTAATCCCCCATACAGCCGCGCCAGTCAGCATGAGGGGCAATACATCACCGGCATGCGTTACATCATGAAGCATGCCAGTGCCATGCGTGATAAAGGCGGTCGCTATGTTTTCCTGATCAAAGCTGCCACCAGCGAAGTGTGGTGGCCGGAAGATGCAGATCATATTGCTTTTATTCGCGGGCGTATTGGTTTTGAACTGCCTGCCTGGTTTATCCCAAAGGATGAGAAGCAGGTGCCGACAGGCGCTTTCTTCGCTGGTGCTATTGCTGTTTTCGACAAGACCTGGAAGGGACCGGCAATCAGCTACATCGGGCGCGATGAACTTGAGGCATGTGGTGAGGCCTTTCTGGCGCAGGTTCGCCAGCAGGCGGAAAAACTGGTCAGGGAGATGGCTGCATGACGACGTTAACTCAATGCCAGCAGCAGGTGCTGGATATGCTGATTTCTTACCAGAAAGAACGTGGCTTCCCGCCAACCAATCAGGAGGTGGCAACCATGCTGGGATACCGTTCAGTGAATGCAGCGGTAGAGCATCTTCGCGCACTGGAGAAAAAAGGCGTCATCACGATAAAGCGTGGCGTGGCCCGGGGTATCACTCTTCATACCGCGGTGAAGGACGACGACAGCGAGGCGGTCGGGATTATCCGCGCACTGCTTGCCGGTGAGGAAAACGCCAGGCTGCGTGCAGCCCACTGGTTACATGAGAGGGGCCTGAAAGTATGAAGCTGATCCTGCCTTTCCCGCCCAGCGTGAACACGTACTGGCGACACCCCAACAAAGGGGCGTTTGCAGGTAAGAGCCTGATAAGCGCGGCGGGGCGCAAATTCCAGAGCGCGGCGTGTGCAGCAATAGTTGAGCAGTTACGTCGTCTGCCGAAACCAACGTCGGCACCTGCTTCAGTGGAGATCGTGTTGTTTCCTCCGGATAACCGGATCCGCGATCTGGACAACTATAACAAGGCGCTGTTTGACGCCCTGACCCACGCGGGTGTGTGGGAAGACGACAGACAGGTGAAAAGAATGCTGGTGGAGTGGGGACCGGTTATCCCGAAAGGGAAGGTCGAGATCACTATCAGTAAGTACGAGAAAACGGCGGGTGCAGCCGCCTGATTAAGAGGAGAAACGAAGTATGAATAATCTGATGGTCATTGATGGTATTGAAGTTCGTCGTGATGCTTATGGGCGTTACAGCCTGAACGATCTGCATCGCGCAGCAGTAGCATCTGGTGCAAATGCCAGAACCAAGGAGCCAGGAAAGTTTCTTTCCAACCAACAAACTGTTGAGCTTGTTCATGAATTGACCAACACCCAGAATTTGGGTGTTGACCCGGTGAGTGTGATTCATGGGGGAAATGAACGGGGAACGTATGTCTGCAAAGAACTGGTGTATGCCTATGCAATGTGGATCAGCCCGTCATTCCATCTGAAGGTGATCCGTACTTTCGATATGGTAACCAGCGCACCGGAAAAATTATCCGGGCAGGCTGCTGACAAGATGCAGGCTGGAGTGATTCTGCTGGACTTTATGCGCCGGGAGTTAAACCTGTCTAACTCTTCAGTGCTTGGTGCCTGTCAGAAACTCCAGGAGGCTGTTGGCTTACCGAATCTGGCACCGCGCTATGCCATTGATGCTCCTGCTGACGCGCCTGATGGCTCAAGTCGCCCTACGCTGTCGCTGAGTGCACTGCTGAAACAGTATGGTATCCGCCTTACGGCTAATCAGGCATATCACCAGATGGCGAAGCTGGGGATCGTTGAACAACGCGAACGATACAGCCGTACCTCGATTAACAACATCAAAAAATTCTGGTCGCTGACAGCGAAAGGCTGCATGTTCGGCAAGAACATCACCAGTCCCGCAAATCCGCGCGAGACGCAGCCGCATTTCTTCGAATCCCGATTCCCTGAGCTGTTAAAGCTGCTCGATACCGTTCATTGAGGTGACCGTGAGAGCACTACTGACCCCTGAAATTGCCCCGCGTATGGGGATCGTATTGTTCAGACCAGGTTCAGAGCTGATGCCCCTGTTTATGCAGGGGCGTGTCCTGCTGGAGCCTGAGCCGGAACGTTATTCATCTTTCGCCAGTGGTGCCGTTCCGGCGGCATCACAACCGCTGGCGGATGATCCTGCCGTTCGGGCCGTGTTCCGCAATGAGGCAGTGATCCGTCGTGCTGGTGGCGTGGAATGTCTTGAAAGCTGGTTACTTCGTGAAAAAGGCTGCCAGTGGCCTCATTCCGACTGGCACAGCGAGAACATGACAACAATGCGACACGCGCCGGGCGCAATCCGTCTGTGCTGGCACTGCGATAACCAGCTGCGCGATCAGTTCACGGAACGGCTGGAATCAATGGCAACGGATAACTGTGCCCGCTGGGTGTTGTCTGTTGTGCGTCGGGATCTCGGTTTTGATGATAGTCACGTTGTGACAATGCCGGAACTGTGCTGGTGGCTGATTCGTAATGACCTGGCGGATGCCTTACCGGAAAGTGCAGCCCGTAAGGCACTGAGATTACCGAAGCCTGTTGTGCCGTCTGTCACCCGGGAAAGTGACCTTGTGCCTTCGGTTCCTGCCACCAGCATCATCCAGGATAAGGCGAAAAAGGTGCTGGCGCTGAAAGTGGATCCGGAGTCGCCGGAGTCTTTTATGTTACGCCCAAAACGTCGCCGCTGGGTTAATGAAAAGTACACGCGCTGGGTTAAGACACAGCCGTGTGCATGTTGTGGAAAGCCTGCTGATGATCCCCACCACCTGATAGGCCACGGTCAGGGGGGAATGGGTACAAAAGCGCATGACCTCTTTGTGTTGCCTTTGTGCAGAAAGCATCACGACGAGCTGCATGCGGATACCGTGGCATTTGAAGAGAAGTATGGCTCCCAGCTGGAGCTGATATTTCGTTTTATCGATCGTGCGCTGGCAATAGGCGTACTGGCGTAAGTGGAGAACGAGCATGAACCTTGAAGCCTTACCAAAATATTACTCCCCAAAATCTCCAAAATTGAGCGATGACGCACCGGCGACAGGCTCTGGTGGTTTAACAATTACGGATGTAATGGCTGCGCAGGGGATGGTGCAGTCGAAAGCACCGCTTGGGTTTGCCTTATTCCTGGCAAAAGTTGGTGTTCAGGATCCTCAGTTTGCGATTGAAGGTCTGCTCAATTACGCGATGGCACTGGATAACCCGACATTGAACAAATTGAGTGAAGAAACCCGGCTACAGATCATTCCTTACCTTGTGAATTTTGCCTTTGCTGATTATTCCAGGTCTGCGGCAAGTAAGGCTCGCTGTGAGC